ATATCATTCTTACCTTTCTCTGACCATACATATCAACAAGCACCTTATCAAGATATAGATAAAGCTACATATGAAGAGCTTGCTTCTAAGATGCCGGAGAATATTAACTGGTCTGAGCTTAGTAAGTTTGAGAAAGAAGATACAACAAAAGGAGCACAAGAATTAGCATGTACTGCAGGTTCATGTGAACTAGTAGATATATAAGTTTTTTGTTGCATTCATATAAAAAATATGTTATAATAGTAGTATTATAAAAAATAATAAAAAGGAAAAACATGAGAATAATTTTAGTACTAATAATAAGTTTATTTACATTACAATTAAAAGCAGACCCTTGGTTTGATTCAATAGGTTATAGGTATTATCATGATATGGATAATGAACGTAATGGTTCTAAGTTTAGAAGTTATTTAAAAAAGAAAATGTCTAATGGTAATAACTTAAAGATAGCATATGAGAGAACCAGAACAGGTATGGGTATAGAAGCAGGTACTGCATTTATTGATTATGAATTTAAGTTCTAGGAGACAATATGAAAATTAGAAATGATATGGATACAGTATATATTGGCTATGACCCTAGAGAACATGCAGCTTATGAGGTATTAAAGTTCTCTATAGAAATCAGAGCTAAGAATCCTGTAAGAATTGTGCCTCTTAAAAAAGATGCATTGATTAGAAATGGTATGTTCAAAAGAAAGTCTAACAAGATGGGCAATCAACAGTATGATGAGATAGATGGTAGACCTTTCTCTACTGATTTTAGTTTTACTAGATTTCTTGTACCACATCTAAACTTATATGAAGGTATGGCATTATATTTAGATACAGATATGTATTGTTATGGAGATATAACAGAACTATTTGATATGTGCAGAGATAATTATTATCCTGTATGGGCAGTACATCATAAGTATAATGTAGATAAAGGTGTGAAGATGGATGGTCAGGCACAAGAACCTTATAATATGAAGAACTGGTCTAGCCTTATGATGTTTAATTGTGGTCATCACTATTTAGAAAACCTAAGTATTGATGCTATTAATACAGAGAAAGGTAGATGGTTACATACATTTAAATGGTTGCCAGATGAGTCCTCAGATGTGGGACAGATACCTGAAGAATGGAACTGGCTTGACGGACATTCACCAGAGGATATGAAACCAAAGATTGTTCACTTTACAACAGGTGGGCCTTGGTTTTCTAAGTGGAAACCTAGAGGAACTACTGAAGGTAAGTATGCTGTGAAGTGGTGTGAAGATGCTAGGTGGTTACAGATGAAAGGTATTATACCTAAAGAAAAGGATTATTTAATATCATGAGAGAACTATCAGATACATTATATAAATCATTGAGATGTCATTATAAAGCTGAAGTTAATAGAGCATTATATCAACTTGATTTAGCATTTCAAAAACCGGTAGCAATAGGAGAACATCCAAAGATAGTAGAAGATTCTATTGTATTAATAAAACAATTAGCTGAAGCTGAAGAAGCTTTAGAAACATTAGAGAATAACTTTGGAGTATACAATGAAAAAAGTTAATATCGTTACATCATTTAATGAAACTATATTAAAAAATAATGGTGTTCATTTATTAAGTTCTTTAAAAGAAAATTTAGATACTAAAATAAATGTTACTGCTTATCATCATGATTGTAAGTTAGATGCTTATTCATTACCTAAATATACTTATAAAAATTTACATGAAGTAAAAGAACATGAAGACTTTATAAAAAGATATGGTGAACATGATGGTACAGAAGAAGGTAAGATACCATACAATGAAAAGTTAGATGCATTAAAGTGGTCACATAAAGTATTTGCCTTAACTGAAAAAGCATTTGAACTTGCAGAAGAAAGTAAAGATGCAGGTTGGTTAATATGGATTGATGCTGATTCTTATTTAACAAAAAGATTAACTGAACAAGATATGTTGTCTATGTTAAATGATAAAGCTGATGTTGTTTATAATCCTGATGAATCTTTCTTTATGGCTTTTAATTTAAATAAACAACCAGCATTAGATATTCTATCAGATTTACGTGGAGCTTATATATTAGGTGAGATGGTTACATATAGAGAGTGGCATGATTATTATATTTTATCTAGACTATTAAATATATATCAAGCACATGGTATGAAAATAGATACAGCTCAACAAGTATATAATTATTTATATCACTTTAAAGGTAGAACTGATTTATCAAAAGTTGCTTTAAGAGATGCAAAAGGTAATAGAATTTTTTCTTTACCTGATACTGTTTCATCAGATATTAAACCTAATAGATATGAACAGATACATCAAATAATGAAAACATATAAACCAAAATCTGTAATTGAAACAGGTACTTGGAATGGTGGTCGTGCTATTGAGATGGCATTAACAGCTTTTAAATATTCCGATACATTTACTTATCATGGTTATGATTTGTTTGAAGATGCTACTTTACAAACAGACCAAGAAGAGTTTAATGCAAAGGCACATAACAAAATGTCTGCTGTTCAAGAAAGATTAAATTCATTTGCAGAACATATGAAAGATAATAAAAATAAAACTTTTAATTTTGAATTACATAAAGGAAATACAAGAGACATTTTAAAAGACCAAGGAGAGTGGTTTGATATGGCCTTTATTGGTGGTGGTAATAGTATTAAAACTGTTGCTCATGATTATGAATGTGTTAAGAAAACACCTATCATAATGCTTGACCATTACTTTAGAGAAGATGATGATAAGATGGCTCCTAATGATGTATACTGTGGAGTTAATAAAGTTTTAGAAAAAATAAAATCAAACAAAGAAATAAGAAAACATATACTACCTTCTGGTGACAAAGTTGTTGATGGTGGTTTTACTCATTTACTATTATTTTTAAATGATAAAAATTTACCTGATATACCAGGAGATTTAAAAAGAGTTCCTATTGTTGTTAATCCAAGGGACTGTGTACCTAAAGAATATATTAGAGATAATATTAAAGATAATATAAAATTAATATCTGATAAGAAGTTTATTCAAAAATGTAGAACAAATGATAAACATGCTATTATTATTTCTGGTGGACCTAATATAAACTATGATGAGTTAAAAGATACTATTAAAAAATATCCAGATGCTTTAACTGTTTGTGTTAAACATGCTTATCCAGGATTATTAAAAAATAATATTAAACCAGATATATGTATTTTATTAGACCCTAGGTCTGTTGATGGTATTAGTACACATGGTATTAAAAGAAAAGATTTACTAAAAGATATTATACCAGAGACTAAATTTTTAGTAGCATCTATGACAGACCCTTCTGTTCTTAATTACTTAATAGAAAAGAAAGCTAACATCTGGGGTTGGCATGCTTTCACAGAATCTTTAAGAGATGATGAAGATAGAAAACAACAGATACAAAACAATCAAGTAAAAATAAGAGAAGACATTGGCTTACCTCAAGGTGCAACACTTATTACAGGAGGTACTTGTGCAGCTATGAGAGCTATAGGTTTATTACATACTTTAGGTTTTAGAAGTATTCATTTATTTGGATTTGAATGTTCACTACCAGGAGAGCCTACAGAGGATATGAAAAAAGAAACTACAGGTGCTGATGATGAACCAAAGAGACCAAAGTACTTACAAGTTTCTGTAGAAAATAAATCTTACTGGACTACCGGAGAGCTACTAGCAATGGCACAGGATTGTGAGAAAACATTTAGTGATAAAAGTATGGGTATTCTTTTTTATTTTTATGGTAACAATTCTTTAGTATCAGAACTGTGGAAAAAATCTCAAGATAAACAAAACTTACCTACGTATGAGGATATGTTTAATGTACAATAGAGATAAGCCTTCTGAAGATTACAATACTCTTTTAGATGAGTATAAAACTTTTCATAAAAATAGTAAATATTTTAATGGAATATGTTTAGCTACTCATGTTGAAAAACTAATAGATGTTTCATCTTTAGAAAAACCTAAAAGTTTATTAGACTATGGTTGTGGTAAAGGTTTATTATATGATGATACTGATTATGATAAATTAGGTTTAAATAAAGAGGGTAGTACTTTACCTAGTTCTTTACCTAAATTATTACAGTTAGATTATTATGCGTTATATGACCCTGCATATCCTAAACATAGTAAATTACCTAAAGGTAAGTATGATGCTGTGATATGTACAGATGTAATAGAACATATAGATGAAAAAGATATTGATTGGATTCTAGAAGAAATATTTTCTTATAGTAGAAAGTTTGTCTTACTTACTATTGCCTGTTATAAAGCATTAAAAACATTTAACAATGGTAGAAATGTACATGTTAATATAAAAACTCCAGAACATTGGAAAGAAAAATTATTACAGTTACATAACAAACATCCACATCTAAATATATATTATAGTTTAGATGTGCTTGAAGATGAAGAAGCAGAAAAACTTAAATCTATAACAGAATGGAAATTAATAGAAAGGAAATAATATGGCACTACTAAGTTTGATTGGACCTGCTACAAAGTTATTAGGTAAGTTTATAGAAGATAAAGATGTAAAAAATAAACTTGCTCATGAAGTAGCTACAATGGCAGAGAAGCATGCACAAGAATTAGCTAAAGGACAATTAGCAATAAACAAAGAAGAAGCAAAGTCTGGTAATATATTTATTGCCGGCTGGAGGCCCTTCATAGGTTGGGCATGTGGGGTTGCCTTAGTATGGCACTTTATTGCAGCTCCGTTTATTATTTTCTTTGCAGCACTATTCGGTGCAACATTACCAGCATTACCTGAGTTTGATATGGGAAGTTTAATGACTGTATTAATGGGTATGCTTGGACTTGGAGGCCTTAGAACTTTTGAGAAATATAAAAAAGTTACTAAGTGAAGAAGAAAGTTATTGTTGAAGTGAGTATAGAAGAACCATTATGGGATATGTATAATGAATACTCATGTAATCAAATAAAATTAAAGTTTAAAAATACTAGGAAAAATAATAAGCCTGTTATTAATCATAGTATATGGATACCAAAAACTTATGAAGAATGGTTTAATAAAATAAAATTTCCCAAGGAGGGACAAAAAAAATGAAACAAACAATTTATTTTGGAGTATTAGCACTGATATTAATTCTTGTACTTATATTTGCAAGAACTAGTTCAGAAATAATAGATGAGAATACACCTATTAAAAGCAGTAATGTTCTTGAAAAAGAATATGAAAAATACGAAATGAGTAATTACAGATAGTGGCAGAGTTTAAGAAACATACCCCTTATAAAACTAAAGATTGGTATCTTAAGTGGGCATCATCTTTAGTTTTAATTGTGGGTATCATGCTTACATCACATAATATCTACCCATATAATTTATATGTTAGTTCTGTGGGTTTATTAGGTTGGACTGTTGTAGGATTCTGGTGGAATGATAGAGCAATTATGATTGTAAATCTTGTATCACTAGTAATATATGTAACAGGTCTAATTAATTATTTATTATTTACAATGACGAGTATAGATTAATATGGCATTAAATGACCAACAAGAAAGATTTTGTCAGTCGTATATTTTGCATAGGAATGCTTCGGAAGCTGCTAGAGCTGCCGGTTATTCGCAAGAACATGCAGCACGACAGGGGCATAGACTACTACAAAACGAGGAAGTTGTCGAGAGGATTACAGAGCTCGAACAAAACTTAACTACTGACGTAGATGTTATTACTGAGATAGAAAAACAATATGAATATGCTAGAACTAATGGACACACTAACAGTGCGATTAAAGCTCTAGAGTTATTATCTCGAATCAGAGGGACTCAAGAAGAGAAAGAAGATATGACAGACCCTGTAAAACTTAAAGAAGATTTAGTAAAGTCTGCTAAGATAATGGGTAAAGATTTTTATTTTGATATAGCTAAAGAAGCTGGGTTTCTAGATAGAGGTAACAAGGTAGACAATGTAGATAATAAAGAACACAAAGAATAATACACAACCACCTATAATAGTATTCTCTACCATCTTTCGTTGCTTTCTTCTCTCTTCTAGGATTGCTTCTTTTTTTTCTTTTCTTATCTGTGCTTGTATTCTTAGCACTTCATTCCATGCATTAGGGCCATGAGATAAATTTACAAAGTTACGTAATTCTCTTTCCATACGTTCTGCTTCTTTTACAGCAGCAAAAGTTTCTAATGCTTCTTCTTCTACAGAACCAAAAGACCTACTCTTTTTTTTCTTATGCCCATCCTTAACTGCTTGAATCGCACCCATCCATCTGCCCAAATCCTTGGACATACTTTCTACTTGCTTGCCTACTTTAAATCCTGATACAATAGTTTTGTATGCAGTCGTAGCTATACCTATCGCTGTAACTGGGTCCATGTTTGCCTCTTAACTCTTAATGGATTATATAAATCTTGGTTGTCTTTTATAGGGGTCTGATTCTATCATGCCTCCTGATTGTTTTTTCTTAGGCTGTCTTTCTATTAAAACTTTATTCATTAATTTTCCATACTCTGGTTTACTTAAATTTTGTGATAATTTATCTAAATAAGAACTCCATAATCTTTTATTTCTATCACCTAAAATAACTCTGTTACCTTCTGGTCCAGTATATCTGTCAGTCATATTATCAACTATTCCTTTAATATCATTTTTTGATGCAGCAGTAGTTAATCCTGGTGCCTTTTTAGGTGATAATCCATTAAAAGTGCTTTCGACTAATAATTCTTGTATGGTCTTTGATAAATCTGAAAACTTTTTACCTGTTTTATTTTCATATTCTACTTTAGTTATTCTACCTTTTTCTTTGATATCTTCTTTAAGAATTTTTAGTGCATCTTCTTTACTTATAGGAATAAAGTTTCCTTTATCATCTTTAACTTTAATACCATAAACTAATCCACTTTTATATTCTTCTGATGATAATTTATGGCCATAACCTATATCATAAGTTTTGTCTAATTTTGGATTTAATTTTGATTCAACAGATAATGATACTGTAGGTATAAATCCTTCAGCACCTGTTAAAAAATCAGTAAGAGTATTTGATGACTTAAACTCAAACTTTATAGGTTTTTCTACAACAGTTTCTTTAGATTGTTCTGATTTGTCTGTAACATTTTCTTTAGGTTCATCTACTAAATTAACAGGTATTACATTTTCTTTTAAATTATTTTTTAAACTAGTTAAACTAGGCTTTACTGTTTCTACATTTATTTTTTGATTCTCTGTAGGTTCAAATGTACTTTCTTGAGTTTTTTTCATATTATCTGTATTATAAACAGTATTTAAATTAGGTCTGTAAATTTGTTCATTTAATACAGAAGGATTTCTACTATTATCCATAGCTACACCTCTTGTTCCTTCACCATCTACAGAACCTATAGGTATTTCTTCTTGCCCACTTTTTATATCTCCTAAATTTACATATAAAGATGCTAATGCTTTTGATAAACTATCATATTCTTTTTCAGACATACTTTTTTCCTTTCATCTGTACACTCTTACTTTTTTATTTTTTAAATCTACTTCTACAGGCTTACATATTGCTGTATATCTTTTCTTTGTTACTGGGTCAGCCGGTTGTTTCATTACCCTAGAGGCAAAGTATCTACATCTATTAATGTCAGCAAACATCATATTACTTTCTTGTTGTGCTTTACCTAAGTATATCATTAATATAAATACTGTGGTCATTTACCTATTGACCTTCTTATCATATCATCTATCTTACCTTCAAGCCTATCAAATCTTTGCATGAGTTGTGTCATATCATCTTTAACATCATCCTTAGTTGCATACATCAATGCCATGTTCTCTTTAGACTTTGCTAGTTCATCTTTAACTTTACCAATAGAAGCAGACGTAGAACGTATCCACCATAGAAAGCCACCTATTGCCATAGTTAATATTGCATTCCATATCATTGTCATATCTGCCATCTTAATCTCCTATATTTACTTCTGGTAATTCTGTTGATAAATTTTTTAAATTATACTTACGATAAATACTATCAAAAGCATTACGTAGTCTTGGAATTTGTGTAACTAAATCTCTATTTTCTCTAGCATATGTTTTCCAAAAAGACTTATCAAAACGTGGAGCTTGAAATTTTCCTTTGGTAATTAAATTTATTTCTTTTTTAGATAGCCCACCTGCTTGACGAACTTGTCGAGACATTAATATTTTCTTAGCTTCAACAGGACTTTTAAATTTTAGTAAACTATTATACAGTTGGTAAATACCTTCCTGTGCTACAAACTGTTCTTCAATTCCTTCTTGATATAACTTTCTCATATTCTGTAAAGAAAAGTTTGCATCTCTAGCACTTAATCTTTGTTTAATAGTAGATGATGTAATATTATTATTTCTATTAGCATTACTTAATAAAGTCTTAGCAGCAAAAGAAACATTCTTTATTGGATTAACAATAGTTTCTTTTGTTCCTAATCCAAATATACCTAGAGGTCCTGTAAAGTTTAAACCTACTTCCGACAGATAACCAGCAACACTACTTGCATCTCTCATTAGTTTTCTTTTTTCACCAAAGTATAAAGGGTCTAGTTTAGATTGTAAGTAAGAACCACCTTGGCCTCCTATTGGTTTACTCAATGCATCTAATGTTTCATATGCTCCAACATCTCCAGCTAGCTCTCTTATATTTTTTACAACACCAGGTTCTGATATCTTATATGCTTTAAATAAAAAGTCTGCTGCACGTAAATCATTTTCTTCTTTAACATAACCTAATATATTTTTAGCATAATCTAAAACTAATGACTCACCAACAAAAGGAGAGGCAGTATTCTTAATTACTTGTAACATTTTTTCATCTAAGTTTTTAGTTATGTCTTCACCATTTGCTGCACCTACTAATAAAGGACTAATAATATCTAGTACATATTGGTCAGGGTTGTTATAACTTAAATCAGTAACAGCATACTCTTTTTCACCATCTTTATTTATATATTCTCTAACTTGTAGAGCATGATTTTTGGCCCACTCTGGTAAAGACTGACGAATAAAATCCATAACTTTATCTGTACCTTGAGTAGTATTATATACATAAGCAGCTAGTGCCGGTGCTGCAGCTACTGCCCCTTGAGACAGTAAACGATTAGCACCAGACTTAATTAAACCTCTACCAGATTTAGTAGACATGCCTAATTCAAAACCATCTTTAATTTCTTGAGAGCCCATCTTTAAAACTCTATACTTATTACGTAAGTTCTCTGCAGGAAAAGCAGTAAAAGAACCAAGTATAGGTATGCCTCTCATCTTCTCTAATACTTTTGGTATTCTAGAATATACTGGCATAACATTTAATGCATTTGAAATAGCTACTTCATCTACTAAAAAATCATCAAATGCTTTTGTATCATCTGGTGTAACATATACTGGCTGATTTTCTTTAACTGGTTTACCTGTTGATAAATCAATTACAGGTTCTTCTGTATCTGGGTCAAGCTTTGTAACTCTTTTAGTTCCTTTAATTGGTATACCATAATCTCTTTCATAATTAGCTCTCATGATTTGTTTTTGTTCAGGAGACATATCATCAAAGATTTTTTGAAACTTAGCTTTCTCACTTAAATAACTTGCTATCTTACCTAAATCATCTGTCTTTGTATATATCTGTTCTGCTTTTCTAGCAGTTTTTTTAAAGCCTGCTGTTTTTTCTAGAGAACTAACTCCCATTGAACCTACACGTACAATATTTCTAGCTAATACACCTTGTATACCTTTTATATTATTCTCATTAATATCTGCAAAGTCTGATAATCTATTAGCAATTTGATTTAATTCCACATTAGTACCTTGCACACCTAATCTTCTTAGCTTATCAAACAAAGCATCTTTATCTTTTTTAGATTTTGTTACTACAATTTTAGCTAACTTACCTATACCTGTCCAGTTACCTGAATTAGCCACAGTAAGTAAAGCACCTAGTGCATTTCTTACGTGAGCAAAAGGATTATATACTGTCTTACCTTTTTTAATATAACCTTGAGTTGCTGCAATAGCTTGAGCAAAAGGACCTAGTGCTTCATTCTTAGATAAAAATCCTGTTCTATCTGTCATAACTTTTATCTTAGCTGCTAATTCTTTTGGTATAAATATTTCTTGTGCAGGTGCTGCATAAATATCACCACGAACTTGAAAAGGTGTTTCATCATATAAAGACTTTTCAAATGCAGAAGCTTTAGAAGTTACAAGAGGAACAGCATCTTCACCTAATAGTTCTTTAGCTTTAAAAGCAGAGTCAGCTCTTACTGCCAAACCTCTGTTTAATAAACTATCAGATAACTGTGCAGCTATTCTTAAATCAGCAACAGGTTCTACAATACCAGCTATAGTTTCAGTAGCTCTTAGTGCTGGGTTTTGATTTAAACCATAGATTGTTTTAATAACATCAGGCAATTCTTGTTTTGCTTTTAATGCACCATACTTACTTCTGCTTTGTAAACTTGGTGTATATAATCTTTGCATTTCAGTATTAATAATTTTATTTAATTTGTTTTCATCATAAATACCTTCTTTACTTTGTTTACTAACAAATTCTTTTAATGTACCATCTGCATTTCTAAGTCCTAGTTTTTTACCTAGAGCCTCATCTTCTACTGCAAGATTACGAAACTCAACAATAGTATCTCTATTTCGTGCATCTTTTTTCCAAAGATTAAAATCTTGTCTACCTCTCTTTGTAAACTTTTCAAAGATATCTCTTACATAGTTATTTTTTAAACCATAAATTGTTTTAGTTTTTTCAGATATTTGTAATCGTGGGTCATCTAATTCTTTTCTAACTTTAGTTCTAAGACGAGTAAAGTCTCTTAGACTGTTAGCTAAATCAGGACTTCTTAATCTAACATTTCTTCTAGCTATAGTATCTCCTTCCATAGCTTTATTAACTAATTCAATATCTGTTGGTGTAGGAGCTTTAAAATCTCTTTGCCAAAATGTTTCAATATCTCCAGATAACTTTTCAGCATCTTGTTTAATTTCTTTAAATGCTGATTCGCCTATCTCAATGTTTCTCATGGTAGCATTATCTAAACCAGCCTGAGGCATAAACCATTTTTCTAACCAGTTTTGTGCACCTCGTACAGCATTACTATCTGAAAGACCTGTAGCCTTTGAAGCACTCTTAACACCAGCTCCTATAGTAGAACCTACAATATTAATACCAGCACCTCCTAAAGGACTTATCACACCTTCAGCTAAACCTTGTAAAGCTATATCACCATAATCATATTCTCCTTGTGCCCTTCTTCCTAATGCCATATCTACATTTTGAGAACGTGCTTGTTGTGCACCACCTCCAGCACCAGCAATACCACCTTCTACTGCTAATGAACCAAGCACTGGCTTAGTACTTAAAGCTTTTATCTTTGCTTTTACTGTTGCTCTAACACCTTGCTTTGCAGCTTCTTTAGCTCCAAGAACAGCAGCACCACCTGTGCCTAGTGTAAATGCACCAGCAATAACAGATAATAAGTTAGTAGGGTCTGTAATACCAGCAGCAGCATAATCACCTAGTGCTCTCCACATAGGTGCACCACCTTCACTAAAAGCTGAAGGCAGTTGGTCTACTTTATCTAAAGCTTCTGAGTAAGATTTTTTATTAACATCTGATAACTGTTTTATTTTACTACCCTGTGTAAAGGTAGATGAAATATTAGTATCAAAATATCTTCTCTTCTGTAAAAACTTATCTAATACTTCTTGTCTATTATTAGTTACAGTTTCACCCATAGCTTTTAAAGAATGATAAGCATTACTTAAAAAATTATCATCTTGTAATAAAGAATTATATGTTACTTTATTATTCATCTTTGGTCGTTTACTTTAAATTCTTCTTTATTAGGATTTTCATCAAAAATTGCTTTAAATCTAGCATCATATGCTTTTTGTTGTGAAGGTTCTAAAAGATATCTTATTTTTAAATAATTTTCATAACCTACATTTGGGTTTCTTCCGTCTTCTGTACTTGCTAAATAATTATCAGCTTGTTCAGTAATAGTTAAACCTGTTTTTAATACTTTATCTTTAGCTGCATGATTTAATCTCATTTGTTCTAATCCAGTAGTATATTCATCAATATCTATTTTACCTTGATTAAGTAATTGTTGATATTTACCTACTCTTGCTTGAAACTGTTGATTAGCACTATCTCTTACAATTTGTCTTTCTTCTCTATTTAAATCTTTTAAAGTTTTTAAATACTCTTGAGAACCTTCAGTTGCTTTAGCTCCTGCTTTTCCAAACTCAGCAAAGAAACCACCACCTTTACCATCACCAGTTAGTAAACCTTTTCCTAAGTCTATTAAGAATTTACTTCTAGCTGCTTTTCTAGCTGTTTCTTTTTCTTCAGTAAGTCTAGCTTTATCAGCTTCACCTTGTGCTTTAGCTGTAGCCTCTAATCCAGCATACTGTTGAGCAAGATTAGTAAACTGTTTTCTCACTGCATCATAAGGATTAAATTCTGTTGTATCTCCTGTACCAGGTCTAGCATTACCTATAATATCACCACTTATTAATTCTTGATTTTGTTTATTAACTGATGGATTATTATTATTAACTGATGGATTATTAACTGATGAATTATTAGATGATGTATTATCAACTGGTGTTGTATCTAATATATTTTTTAAAGTTGTGTACCTATCTTGTTGTTCTTTAAACTCATCTAAACCAGGTTCACCATCTTCAACAAATTTTTTGTCTCTTTTCATTCTATTTATTTTTCCTTCAAATTCTACTGCTCTTTGTTTTTGTTTTTCAGTCGTTCTTAGAGGATTTAAAGCTTTGCCTACTTTACTAATTCTTTCAGGTAATGTTGATATAAATTTATCTAGAGGTGGTCCTTTTGAAGCTAAATTTTTACCACCTACATTTATATTTTGTAAACTATTAAAAAATTGTTTTAAAGAATCAATAGTAGATGGACCATCTTCTTCATCATACTCTTCTATCTCTTCATTTATATCTGCCATTTGTGCTGGTGTTGTTGGATTACTAAAAATTGATTGACCTATCTTTTTTTTTACTACAGGTAAACCAGATAAACCTCCATCAATACTACCACCTTCAGAAAATAGTTTTAAATTCTTAGCAGCATCATAAGTACCTAAAGCAGTTGCTCCAGTTCCTAGTGCTGTTGCTAAAGGACTTGGTCTATATTGTTGTTGTGTATATTGTACTTGACCTTGATTAATAGGTGTACCAGCTACTAATGCTTGGAACTTACCGAGTTGTTGTTCTGGAAATTCTCTTTCAGTTAAAAATCTTTTATATGATTCATCTAATAGAGTTTGTTCTCTTTGTTGTTGTTCTCTACCCATAGCTTCTAATGCACCTAATTCTCTAGCTTGTGATGTAAACTGTTGAGGTACTAATGAAGATAAACCAGAAGCAGCTTGCCTCTCTCTTAATTTCTGTGCCTCAAATTGTTTTTGTGCATTTTGAAAAGCTGCTAAATCTCCTTTAGCTTGTAAGTCAGATAGTAATCTTGCTTGATTATCTCTTGCTTGTGACTCTAACATAGCAGCTCTAGACCCACCAAAAGAACCAGCATCTATTGCTGATTTTCTAAGGCCTGGTAATGTTTGTTGTTCAAATTGTTCTGTTGCCTGTCTCTTAGCAATATCAGTTACTGCTTGTTGATAAGGATTCATAAAAGGCTGCAGATTTTCAGTTGTTGCCTGCTGTGTTTGTCCTCTAATTAATCCAGAAGCCTCATCATATATAGGTTTAGATTGTCCTACTAATTCTCTTAAACCTGCTTGAGCTGTTGTTTGGTCATCAGATATAGCAGCTAAAGTTTTTCCCTCATAAGGAACAAAACCTTCATCCATTCTTTGTTTATATAATGCTTGACCTTTACCTAATATGTCTTTAAGATAAGGTGCTATTTCTTCTGCTATTTTGGGTTCAGATATACTAGCCGGTACAATCTGTGTAGGTTGACTTCTAGTTAGACCTAATAAAGACGAAAGACTCATTATACTCTCCTCATTCTATTTAATGCTTGTAAACCATCTATTTCTTTTTGTTGTTCTCTTTGTCCTGTTGCTGCCATACGCACATCTTTTACAGTTTCATCCATTATTTTTGCACCTGCATCAGGATTACCATTACCTAATAAAGACATTGTATTAGCATCTACCACATACTCTTTAGGACTTACTGCTAATGTTGCTACTTGTTGGCCATTATCTCGCTCTACAATAGGCATATATACATTATCTTCCATACCATCACCTTGACCTCCAACCATGCCTGAGAACTCTTTATATCGAACATCTAGGCCATTCTGAGGCATTTGTCCACCATATGCCATACCTATTAAACCACCTGATGAAGCTAACTGAGTATCTCCTGGTCTAATAAATCTAGTTTTAACACCAGAAGATAATGCACCAACTCCTTGTGATGCAGCATAGTTTGGATTATAATTTTTATAAGCTAACTGTATTAACTCTAAAGCTCTATCAGTTGGAACTATTTCTTCTTCTCCAGTTTCTGGATTAATTCTGTAATATTCTGTAGCTACTTTACCATAGTCTGTTTCTACTTGTCGTTGTTGTAAACCCTCTGGAAGGTCTGGTTGTTCTGGTTCTGGAGCTAATGCTTGTGCAGCTGCTGTTCCTAATGCTAATTGTCCTATTGTACTTTCAGGTATTAATTTATTTAAATAAGGTACTCTATTTAATTCTCTTCCAATTAAAGTTCCTTTATAATCTGGACCAGATAAACTTAATGAATTTTTTATTTTATCTACAGTAGATAAGTTAGCATATCCTGCATCTGCTGCATCTGCTGCATCTGCTGCATTTCTTATTACGTCTGCTTCACTTATAGTTCCAGGTACAGCAACATCTTGATAATTTGCTAAATTAGGGTTTACTCCTGGAGAAAAAGTTTCAGCAGCTGGAATAGTTTGTGCTTGTTGATAACTATCTCCCATAAGATTAGCACGAGTTGTACCTGTTGCATCATATTTTAAAGGAGTCTCTGTATATGTACCTTGAGGAACTGGACCAACTACATCTGCTTTATTAATTGCAAGACCACTAGTAGGTCCACCAGTTGTACCACCTCTAACATACTCAGTTTGATTAGGTTGCTCACCTTTTAAACCACTAAGACCTGTTTGGTCTCCAAAACTTTTTCCTACAAATTCTCCAGTGCCTGCAAATCTATCACCTAATCTAGAAACAAAAGTTCCTGATGGGTCATAACCAGCTCCACCTGTAACACTTTGTCCTAAATCAGAAAATACATTTGTTGCTGCAGCTGTTGGAGCATTCTGTAACGAAGCAGTTGAAATATCACTACCATAACTAGCAGCATCAGGGCCTAAATTAGAAGCATAATTAGATGTTCCATCTCCTACAAATTCACTTCCAGCTTGTGAACCTTCTGATAACTTACCTTTAACTGCTTCTGCAGCAGCAGCTCTAGCAGCAGCCTGTGTAACTTTATATGGATTACCTTCTGCTTTAGGGTCTTTCATTGCAGCTATACTAGCAGCTATTGCAGCAGCTGCAGCAGGATTACCACCTAATAAAGGAGCCAAACCTAAAATAACATTACCAACTTTTGATTTAGATAAAGGTCTAACAATAGCTCTACCAAATACTTTAGCAGGAGGAAGTTTATTAAAAGCTCTAATTGCTTTCTTTAAAAATCCACCAAATCCTGCTTGTACTACAGGAAGATTAACAAGACCACCAGAAGCTGCATATTGCATATCTCCTTCATCAGCCATACTACCAGCTGTTAAGTCTGATAATAATGCTAGCCTTTCTAAACCTGTAGGTTCTTGCTCTTGTAAATTATCTCTAAACATCATTAAATCCTGTAGTCCGTTCATTATATTTTCCTTTTGTCCATATAGTTTGATTGTGCTTTTGTTTGGTCTGCATAAAAATTATTGCTTACATCACGTAAGGGTTCTATCTTTTGTTTTTGACTATATATACCCTGCATTAATCCAGTCTTACCTTGATTAATATTTTGTACATAAGTACTTGTATTTATAAAATTAAAATAATCTGTTTTGTTCATTAGAAAAAAGCCTTAAATGTTGTTGAAGTTGCAGTGCTTACATAACCTTTATATTTACCAGCACTTGTTGTATACACCACATCACCTTTTTGTGGGTTTGTAATATTACCTGAAGTTACTTCTACTCTTATAGTTGTTGATGGTCTATTATCTACTTGTGCATCTCGTGCATCTAATTCATTTAATAATGTAGAACCCCATCTTTGCATTTCATTATATAAGTTTCTTATTTCTTCTGTTGGTAAGTTTACGAGATTAGATAACTCAGGATATCTTGCCATTATCTACCACCATCTTTTTGTAGTCCCATACGTATTGTTCCCCATCTCCAGTTTGTACCGGTGGAATCACAAGATACCCTGATTCTAGCTTGCCTTCCTCGTGCTCGCATACTTATCTTTTCTGTAGTATTAGATATAGTAAAAGGACCTTTCTCAGTTACCTCTTGACTTTCAGGATATCTTTTAGTCTTAACACTAAATTTTATATTACCTGTATTAATATCATAGTCTGGTATAATTTTATCCATAAACATTAATTCATTACCATCATCTAAATCAAAATCTGCTGACTCTATAAAAGAAGTTTGTGCTGCATTGTTTGCTGTATATACAGATACTGGTTCATTATTATATAAGTTACTACCACCTACAGATGAACCTGTTGTTATTGTATTTCCAAATACTGTTCTATCTGCAAAGGTTGTAAATAATCCTGTACCATATACCCAGTAGTTTTCCTCTGGTGAATGTACTACATACTTATTACACTCAGATGAATCAGTGCCTGGATATAACCAGATAATTTCTTTAAACTCAGAGTTAATACCAGCAAACACTTTATCTTTTACATCATAGTTTAAATCATCAAATATAAATCTTCTTACTGTACAAGGTAAAGTTCTTACTTGACCATCATAAGCATAGAAGTTTTCTTCACCCATCCAATAAGATATACCATTATAATCAACACCACCATGTGCAGATATCATACCACAATTACTACCTGCTTGTCTAAAACTAAAAGTAAATGGTGGCCCAACAAATTGCATTAACCATAATGAATTATCTGTCCATATATTAATAGCATTTCTACTTCTTACTGCACCTACTAATTTTGTACCATCTGTTAATACTGTTTCACCTGATGTAGAACTTGTACTTGGTACCCAATTAGTTACATCTTCTTGATTAGACCATCTAACAGTCATAGGGTCAAATGTTCCATTAGGGTCTGCAGTAGTATTAAAAGCATTACTACCTAAACATATTAAGTGTCTATCATTTGGTGATACTATAATAGAGTTTACAGTTGTTGGTGTTGAGTTTGTAGCACCAGATACTTTTGTTGCTCTTTCTGGTGTTGCAGAAGCATCAACATCAAATCTATAAATTGTGCCTCCTCTTCTATTTGCAATAACATCTTCACCAAAGTTATCTAAACTCCATTGTGTAATCTCACTTACAAAATCACTAGAACCTGTAGATGTTGGTTGATTCCATGCTCTTACATTAGAGGCACAAACACCAGCATTATAAACACCAGCACCAAATCCTAAACCTGCTACAGCTTCAGCAGCTCCAGTTTCTAATAAGAAGTGAGCTGTTGCCTGACTTCCTGATGCTTGAGCAGCACTTGTTGTAGTAGCTACATCTATTGCAAAAGTATTATTACTAATAACACTTACAGGAAAAACTGAATTTCCTAAAGTTACATTACCACCTATAGTAGTAGAGCTTGTAAAAAATACAAAGTCACCTGTACTTCTACCATGTGCTGTTGCTGATACAGTTATTGTATTAACACTAATAGCACAAGAGAAGGCATTTGGTAAAGTAACAGAAACAGATACCGGTGTAATATCTACAATTCTATCACCATCATGTTCAAAGAGTTTTTTCTCTGTACCAAATACAGCTCTTTTTAATCTTCTATTATCTGCAAAAGTTACTAAGTCTCTAGCATTACCATCAAAGGTTGCACTAACTCTTGTTTCATATCCACGTATTACTTCTGGTTTACCTGCTCTAAATCGTACTCTATCTCCGTCATACCATTTACCTTCTTCAGCATACTGTGTTGACTCTCTATGAAAACCAGGAGCAATATTATATTTAATAAGTTTTGCGTCAGGATGTGACATGTATAATCCTAATCAAAGTTTTTTAATAATGCTGCATCTATTGTTGATGCACTTCTTGTACTATATACTAGTATATCTACATCTGCTGCACCTGTACTTAATGTTGGTGCTGCTCCAGATACAAATTGATAAACACTATTATAAGATAATGTTCTTGAACCTGTTCCATCTTGTATAACATATATCTGTCCTGTTTGTCCTGCTACTGCATTAGTAGGTGCTGCTAATGTTCTATTACCACCTATAGTAACTAAAAAGTTATTACCTAATGCAAAGTCTACTGTTATACTTGCAGCATCTGTTAATGTTGTTATTGGGTTATATGCTCTAGCAGATGTTCCTACTTTTAATGAACCTGCCTCTACTACAAAGTCTCCACGTACAGTTGTATTTACTGTTACTGAAGTTTTTACATATCGTAAATCAGCTATAGATACATCAGGTACATTTGTTGTTCCTGTTCCTACATCTGCATTAGCTGCTGTACCAAATCCTAATCCTTGAGTATTAGTAGGAAATACACTTGTGCCATCACAAATAACAAGACCTACAGAACCAAAAGGTATAGTATAACCAGAACCACCTGCAGTTTTTATTTTAACAATATCACTAGCTGTAGTGTTGGCAGACACTTTATTATTAATTACATAACTTTTTGAGTTAGATGGTATCTCTAATGTTATAGTTGTATTAGTTCCACCTACTGAACCTTTAACTTCAAGAAAGGCAGACCTAGCTGTATCACCTGCACCATTAACTGCAGATAATGTAACTGTTGCTGCTGAACCTATTGAGATAGTTGTATATGCTGCAATAGCATCATCTACTAAACTAATAACACCATCATTTAATACAACACCCCATGAGTTAGGATTATCTCCATCACCCTGTTTGTTTAACCTTATTCTACTTGTAAATGTTGATGCCATTTTTACTCCTATTCAAATATAAATTCTTGTTGACCACCTATAAGACCACAAGTGATTTTGTCTATTCCTGTTATCATAATTAACCAATTACCTTTATTCTTATTAGTATATAATTCTATAATACTATTATTAGAGGTTACT